AAGAGGATTAGTTTGTAAGCTTCTCATAAGAGTATTTCTACGAGTAATGTCACGAACTTTTTTTCCGTCATATTCAATTATTGGAAAATTTTCAAAATATTTCATTTGTTTCTCCTATTGCGCGTTTGGATTATCAAAATCATACGCAGGTGGTTCACTACCACCACCCTCAAACACACCTGAAGCTCCGCCATAATCTTCAGAAGTTTGAATTTCTAATTCTGTAAGCTGTATTGTAATTTGTACGCCCGCAGGTTTACCGCCTTTAAGCACTTGTACACCACCGCCTGCACCATAATCTACTTGTAAATCACTAATCATAGCGGTCTTATATTTCATAAAGTGCGAAGAGTTAACACCTAACAAATAAGTGTCTACAGTACTCGGATATTGTAAAAAAGCTCTATCAACACCAGCGTAATCAATAGTTGCCGGTAAAGCGTTTCTTTTTAATACATTTACAATAGATTTAATTCTATTTGAGTCATCTTGGTTGCTTGGAAAGAGTTCCCATGAAAGTTGGTGAGTTCTTAATCCAACACCATTAAAAGCCAATGTTTCTCTTGGGTTAATGATATTTCCAGTGACTAGGTCAATAGATGTGCCAATTCCTCCAGGAATTTGATTTCTTAAAAAATATTGAGCAGCTTTGAGTGTACTTCCAATCTCTAGACCAGCTACTGATTGTCTTATATTATTAAAAAGTTCTTTGCCATTAATATTCCCAGCACCAGCAACAAAGTTAGCTATATTACCTCCAGCTTGTTGTATGAGTTTTGGAATATCTCCTAAAGTACCGCCGCCTGAAGTATTAATAAAATCATTTACCTTTTTAGCTATTTGTTCAGTAACAACATCTCTCTCAAATCCTGTAGTGTTAATTGTAGTACTATCTTGTAAAGCTCTAGGAAATGGAAGCTCAATAGCGTTTTGTTTATTTAAAACAGCAGAAAGAGAAGCAACACTTCTTCCTGAAGCTAAGCCTGCTATAGGACTTAAAATTCCGAAACCATCAGCAAGACGACTATAATCATATTTTCTAAAAATCATCAAGGTTGTATGAGGCACAGGGCGAGAAGGAAAGCTTTCAAAATTTACTCCTCCCAGAGCACTATCTTGATAATAGTCGTACCTTATACCTTCTACGCTATTTGGATTATTGACCATAGTGAATCCTCTTATAAATACTATTAACTATTTATACTAAAAATATGAGGTGAGATGTGGCTTATAAGGGCAGGTTTAGGCCCAAAAACCCAAGCAAGTACAAAGGTGATCCTACAAAAATAATTTATAGATCATTATGGGAATTTAAATTTTTTAGGTATGTAGACAACCACCCAGATGTGATATGGTGGCAATCTGAAGAAGTAATTGTACCTTATGTTTCACCAATTGATGGACGTAGACATCGTTATTATCCTGATGTAGTTGTACATCAAAAGATGCCTGATGGTTCTAAGAAAACGGTGATGATTGAAATAAAACCCAAGTCTCAAACGAGACCACCTGATATGAGTAAGAAAACAGGACCGAAAGGTCGTATCTCTAGAAGGTACTTGAACGAGGTAGCAACTTGGGGAAAGAATGAAGCTAAGTGGAAAGCAGCTCGTAATTACTGTGCTGACCGTGGATGGGAATTCCACATATATACTGAACAAGAGTTAGGAATAAAATAAATGCCAGCATCAATATTTGATGATCTACTCGTAAAAGGTATCCGAGCAGGAGAAGTTCCTGGCCGTACTGAAGAAGCGCGCGAATGGTATCGCAATAGAGCAAAGAATGTAAGCCGAGCTCGAGTTTCAGAGCAAAGATTTAGAAGAGATTTACCAGAAAGAATGCAACAAGACATCTCTTTTGGTTCCATGTATATGTTTTCATATGATCCTAAGCTTAAAAATACTCTTCCATATTATGACCAGTTTCCGTTGGTTTTTCCAATAAATACTGCAAGCGGCGGTTTCCTTGGTATGAACATGCATTATCTACCACCTCAATTAAGAGCTAGGTTAATGGATGCGCTATATGATACGGTGACTAACCAAAGGTATGATCAGTCAACAACTCTGAGAATATCTTATGATATTTTGAATAGTGCTGCAAAGTTTAATTTATTTAAACCGACGATAAAGCATTACTTATATAAACAAGTAAGATCTCGGTTTATATATGTTGAGCCTTCGGAATGGGATATTGCTTTGTTTTTACCAACGGCCAAGTGGGCCAAAGCTGGTTCTGCTACTGTTTATGCAGACGCAAGAAGAAAGATAAGAGGATAGGCTATGGCCTTTAACATTAACGAATTTAAATCTAATGTAAACAAGTTTGGTGGCTATGCTCATCCTGGCTTGTTTCAAGTTATTTTTACAAACACTCCTCCAGTAAGTTCAACGGCAGAAGCTCGAGATTTATCGTTCTTTTGCACGGCTGTTAACACGCCGGGTATGCAAGTAAACACAGTAACTTATGAAGCAGTTGCTCAAAGACCAAAAGCATTTCCTATGAGTATGAATTCTGAACCAGTGAATGCTATCTTTATGCTTGACTCAAATCACCAAATCTTATCTTTCTTACATGGATGGATGCAAAAAGTAATTAACTATAGTACGGTGGGTGGAAACTTTGCAGAAATAGATGAGCAGCTTCCATACGAGATGGGATATAAAGACGAGTATTCATGCAGAATGACTATCCGTCATTTTAGTACGCACGGGAATGGATCAACATATTACGAAACTATTTTAGATAACGTATTTCCAGTTGCTATAGGAGATGTTGAACTTGACTGGTCGCAAAAAGATACACCGGCTTCTGTTGCAGTAGGATTTTCCTATGATAGAATACAGTACAGCGGAGAGCGTGCAGGTATTCCTACCTCAAGATTGAATAGAGGTTTAGGACTACTCGATCTCATTACTACAATTGGCATAATTAGTCAAACATTTGATCTTGGCTTTAGGCCACAGAGTGTGCAAGATGCCGTAAACAAATTTACAAGCGTTAAGAATGCGTTTGATACTATTGGAGACTTTTTCCGAAGTTTTTAATTTATGAAGGGAATATATGATGGCACTACCTAAAATTGATTTACCACTATTTGAATTGACACTTCCATCTACTGGTAAAAAAGTTAAATACAGACCATTTACAGTAAAAGAAGAAAAAGTATTATTGGTTGCTCAAGAAGCAGATGATCCAAAGCAAGAGATTTTAGCAGCGAAACAAGTTGTTAATAATTGCTTAATAGATCAAGACGTAGAAGATCTACCAATGTTTGATTTAGAATATGTGTTACTTTTATTGCGCTCTAAGTCAGTTGATAATAATGTTCAGTTTAGTATTCAGGATCCTGAAACGGAAGAACGTGTAGATCTTGAAATTGACCTTGAAAAAGTTATGATGTCTGATAATAAAGAGCACTCAAAAGAAGTAAATATTAACGAAGATTACAGGCTTTTTTTGAAGTATCCGAATATCGATAACTTCATTAATATCGCAGATATGGATCCCACAGATCCTTTAGTAAACTACTATATTATGGTTTCATGTTTAGATTATATCGCTTCTGAGGATGAGGTACATCACTTTAAAGAATATACTACAGAAGAAATTGATTCATTTATGGATAACATGACAGGACAGATTATTAAAGACATTCAACAATTCTTTTTTACAATGCCTAAGCTACGCCATGAAGTGAAGTATACAAATAAAAATGGAACTGAAAGAACGTTTGTGTTGGAGGGCATGCGGTCTTTTTTCGTCTAGCGCTGTGTCACACATCACTCGGCGAGTGGTATAGGACAATCTTCCTTTTGGCACAGCACCATAAATACAGTATAAACGATCTTGAGGGCGTGCTTCCATATGAAAGAGATATTTATGTAGGTATGCTTGTTGATTGGATTGAAAAAGAAAACGAAAAGAATAGGAAATAAAAATGGCAGTTTCTGCAGAAACACAGGCTATATTAGACGAGCTTAAAAATCAAGGTGAACTTACTCGTTCTAAGGATAGAAATTTTTCTATGAAAACTTCTCAACAATCGTTTGAGAAGTTTAGCGAAGTCTTTGAGACTATTGGTCAAACAATGCAAGAACAAACTAATATTCTCAAAGAAACATTGGGTATCAGTATGGAAGCTGCAAAGGCTCAAGAAAAAGCTGCTAAGCTTTCTTCTATTCAGCAAACTAGACAGGCAGAGAATACAGCAACTGCAGGCCCAAGAGAAGTAGCTAAACAAGGCGATAGTCTTTTAGGTCTTATAGGTAAATCATTAGGTGGACTGGGAGGAGTATTTAAAACCCTACTCATAGGTGGTGGAATTGGTTTCGTAGCATACAATTTTGCAAAAGGATTTATTGATAGAACTTTTGGCGAAGGTACTGTAGATGAGTTTACTTCTTCAATAAAAACATTTATGATTGAGTCGTCTGAATCAATTAAAGAAAATGCCATGCTTATTCCAGGTTTGTTTCTATCTGCCACAAATTTCAAAGGAGCTTTAGATACATTTAATGGCGTATTTGATACCATAGACTGGGAAGGCGTTATCAAACCAAAGATTGAAGAATTTCAAAACTCTATGAAGGATATAGATTTTAGTAGTATAGGAACTAACTTAACCGATTTAAATCTCAATCTAGGTAACA